ATGGTAGATAATAAATACAACCCAACTGAAACTAAAGAATGGTTGGTACTTGCACAAAAATACGCAAAAGTAAATGAAGATGCTCCATACGAACCATTTGGAAAATTTGTTCATAAAGTAGGTGAACTAGCTCAAGTTGGACCGTTTGTACGAAAGCATACCGAAATTAATTTTGAATCTTCTGCGGTTAAAAAATCGGTACAAAATAAAAACGATGAGAAAGAATTAACAGCAGCAGTTCACAGAGATGTTGTTGATTCAATTACAGAAGCTGATAAAGCTGATGGGTATCCTAAAAAAGATGGAGTTAATGGTCCACATACACAAGCGTATCTAACAACCGTAATGCATTCAATGCACTTTGATTTAATGGTTGAAAACTTTGATGGTAATCTGGGAGCTATTACCGGTATTAGAGGTTCAGTCCCATCTGATTTTAGAGGGTGTTTAGCAAAATTAAGTGGGTTTAAAGGTGAAATTGAATCAAAAGAAGGTAGAGATTTCTTAAATAAACACCTATTACAAAGATGTAAATTAAATCCACAAACCAGAGCGATTGAAATTACAAACGAAGAAGGTACTAGTGTTTTAGCAGAAGATACTTGGAGAACTGCTGGTACATCTCAAAAAGTAGAAAAGAAACTTGGTGGTGGTTTAAGAAGTTGTATTACTAACAGAATCGATAAAAGACAAGCTGATAAACGAGCAAAGGGTATGTAAAAATACCCTTTCATCCGTTTTTTCATATTTATAGATGATATAAAAAGAAAAGGGAAAAGCGGATGAAAACACAGTTACTATGTACGTTTACAACGAAAGGTGAGTTACAAAACACATTACAATTAATAAGAGAAACTTACCACATCGTTTATAATTACATTTATATTCTCCAAAATAAGGCGAATTTAGATGAATTATTTATCACGTACAATATAGATACAGCATTCCAACCGGATACTCCGTTGGAAAATACTATTTTAATACATAGAAAAAAGGAATCTAACTCACTTTACACTATTAATGCTCTTAACGAATTAGTTAAAGAGGAGAATGGTGGGGTGTTGGATAATTCTTTTGTCATTAATTGGCAGAAATTTAAAAATTCAATCATATTAACCAATGCCGAAGGGACTAAGAAGATTCAAACAAGAGTTTTTGAAGTAATTGACTTTGGTGAAGGTAAAGAAGTTATAACTGAAGAACACAAATAATATTATTATGTTATTAAAAAAAGGTGATAACAACGAAAACGTTAAATTAATGCAGGAGAAATTAGGTATCTCTCCAGCTGTAACAAATTTTGGACCTAAAACCGAACAAGCCGTAAAAGAATTCCAAGTAAAGCATGGACTTCCTGCAGATGGTATTGTTGGTCCTAAAACATGGGAAATGATTATGGGACAAAGTGGTGTATCAATTGCACCAGTAGCACCAGCACCAATAGCACCAGTAGGTGGATTGAAATTGGATAAATTAAAAGGACATATTCCTGATGCGGTAATCGCAATGATTCCTGATACCGCAGCTAAATTCCAAATCAATACTCCATTAAGATTGGCACATTTTTTAGCACAATGTGGACACGAAAGTGGTGGATTTAGAGTAACACAAGAAAACCTAAACTATTCGGCTAAAGGATTGGCTGGTATCTTTAAGAAATATTTTCCAACTGAAGCAGCGGCAACACCATATGCTAGACAACCACAAAAGATTGCAAACAAAGTATATGCAAATCGTATGAGCAATGGTTCGGAAGCAAGTGGTGATGGCTACAAATTTAGAGGACGTGGTTATATCCAATTGACCGGTAGAGATAACTACACTCAATTCGGTAAAGCAATTGGAGAAGATATAGCAAATAATCCGGATGTAGTTAGTAGCAATTATGCATTACTTTCAGCAGCATGGTTCTGGTCTAAAAATGGATTAAATAAATTAGCAGATGGTGGTGCAACTGACCAAACTGTAACATCTATTACAAAAAGAGTAAATGGTGGAACTATTGGATTGGCAGACCGTATCAAACATTTTAAAGAATATTATCATTTATTAGCATAATAATTTGGTAGATTTATAAAAAATTCGTATATTTATATAATATAATATAAAGTAAATGGCAAACATTAGATTAAAAGAATTAGTAGAAGCTAACATAGACCCTAAATTGGTGGCTAGAAGTAAAGAGACTGGAAAGTTAGTTTATTTCAAATCACCTGAAAATAAAGCAGCGGCATTAAAAGCTGGTTCTCACACGGAACCTAAAGATAAAAAAGGTAGTGAACCTAAAGTAGATGCAAAACCAAATGATATGTTTGGTGGTGATTATGCAAAAGATAGAGGTATTGAAGTCCCTAAAGCTGACCCAATGACATCTGTTATTGCAGTAGCATCTAGAGCTCAAATGGTGCCAAAACAGGTAGCAGGTTGGGCAGATAAGAATGGTGTAGACCTTTCTAAGATATCGGATGATTTACTTTCCAATAAATTAGATGTGTTTGATTTTCGAACAGCCGTTAGTGGTCTTCCTGGTAACAAGTATGCTAAAGATATAATTGCTAAATATCCACAATCATCTGATTCTAAGGGTGTAAAATATTCACAATCAGTTAAGCAAGATACATCAGTAGATGGCCAAAGTGATGAGGAATTATACAATGCTTTGACTGATATGGGGTATGAGTTTGGTGATTATGGTAGTGAAGATTTTGATGAAGAAGGATTTGCCGATGCAGCAACACATTTGGGTTACCGATGGAATGATAAAAATAAAGTATGGTATAATAGAGATGAAATGCAAGAAAGTTCAACGAAACTAACATCAATGATTAAAAAATAAAACAAAAGGGAGAAACTAAAAATTCTCCCTTTTTTATTTGGTATTGTCACAAATTTATCGTATATTTGTTACATCTTTTACCATAAAAATATAGTAGAAAAAAGATTTGGAAATATCAGAAAATTGTTGTATATTTGTATTTCTATTATATTTATTAATGTAACGGAAGTGTAGGAAAGACACTATAATCCAACCTTAAAACATAAACGTTTTAAACCTTAAACTCTTAAAACTTAAAAGAAAATGGCTATTAATTTAGACGCAATTAAGAGCAGACTTAACAAACTGCAAAACACCCAAAGAACAACTGTAGAACTTTGGAAACCAGCACCGGGAAAACACACTATTCGTTTAGTCCCTTACAAATTCAACAAAGAGAATCCTTTTATTGAATTGTACTTTCACTACAACATTAACAACAAATCTTACTTATCTCCGATGAGTTTTGGTAGACCTGACCCAATTGTTGAGTTTGCCGATAAACTTAAAAGAATGGGTGATAAAGAAGATTGGAAAGCTGCAAAGAAAATGGAGCCGAAACTTCGCACATTCGTACCAGTATTGGTAAGAGGTGAAGAAGGTGAAGGTGTACGTTTTTGGGGCTTTGGTAAAACTGTATATCAAGAGATTCTTGGTTATATGGCAGACCCTGATTACGGTGATATTACTGACCCAAATGAAGGTAGAGATATTACTGTTGAAGTAGTATCAGCTGAAGACAGTGGTACATCTTATCCTGTAACAACAATCCGTGTTAAACCTAAAGAAACTCCTTTAGCAACTTCTAAAGAAGAAACGGATAAGTACTTGAATTCTCAAAAAGAAATTACTGAACTTTATTCAGAATTAACTTATGCAGAATTGAAAAATGTATTAGAAGGTTGGTTGAATCCATCAGCAACATCAGATGAAGAAAAATCAGTATCAGCTGAAACTCTTTCATCAACTGCTAACGCTGAAGATGATGCACCATTTGATACAACTCCATCAAAACCAGCGGCAGCACCAGCTAAAAAATTAGATGATGTAGCAGCGGCATTTGATGACCTTTTCAATTCATAAAATAAGTTAATATATGGCTAAAGCAACAAAGGAAGTAGACTTAGCAGCAGTACTCGCTGAGTCCCTTAACAAACAATCAAAAGACCAAAAGGTAGCATTCTTTTTGGACTCGGATGAAGCTCCCACTAATGTAGAGGGATGGATTTCAACCGGAGCATCAATGTTAGATGTGGCTATCTCAAATCGCCCGTATGGTGGTTTGCCTGTCGGTAGAATTACCGAAGTGACAGGATTGGAACAAAGCGGTAAATCATTATTATCCGCACACTTACTTGCCGAAACTCAAAAGTTAGGTGGTATCGCTGTGTTGATTGATACTGA